AGACCGACTTTGCCGTCACCAGCGTCAATAAAAAGATTTTTAATACTTTGGTAATACGGGTAGTCGCCGTTTAGGGCATCGAATGAGCCCTCGCCAAACATCTCGTCCCATTTGGTTGGAATCGGTCTAGAGTCTTTATCAAGGCCAAAGGCTTCATAAAAATCTGCGTAGGTGCTGCCTGGCATCGGATGTTCCGTTGCAAACACTTCGAACTGAGAAGCAGGGCTGACGCGTCTAAACGGAGAACCACCACCGCTTCGGTCGAATGTTTGGATGTCATTGCTCCACGGAGCAACCTGCTGCATTTCTAGATCGCCTACGCGTGTAACACGACCAGGCTGAGAGACAACATCAAGACCGATTACAACACCATACTCGTCTTCAGCCCCGCTGATACCGAGAAGGCCGGTTACCTCGTCTGGTCTTGCTCTGACAGTGTATCGTCCATCATTTTCATTAAGTCCGCTGTCTTCGTACTTAATCAAATAAGAGTTGTAGTCCCAGGCCATACGTCGGTCTAGGGATGCATAACCAGCACCAGCAAGTTCTTGGCTGCTCTTGTGGTTTACGGAGTTACGGTAGAACTCAATCATGCCGTCTTCCTTGAGGCCAAGGATTTCTCTAGCATAGATTTTGTTGCTGGCTTTGCTTAGTGGAAGAATGTCATCAACGGAGTCGGCCCATCTAGTAAATACTCCGGCTGCAAGAGTGTTTGAGGCGTAGTCCCAGTAGGACTCGTAGTCCGGGAACTCAGTCATAAGCTCTGGGTATTCAACTTTGAGCTTTTCGTAGACGGTCTTGTAGGCTTCTTTAGCAGCAGCCCGAACATCCTTAACGCTACGTCCGACAGCAAAACGTCCAGACTCTTTAGCGTGGAGGCCCATCTGGCCATAGATCTTCTGGAGGGCTTCGTCTCCAGTGATTGAATCCTTCAGCGCAGGAGCTCCTGCTGGAGTTCCTGGAGTTACGTCTTTACCGGTGATGCGTTCATAGTCTGCATCAGGAATAAGAGCATCGGCTGCCGTAAAGTTATCTTCGATTAGCTCGATGTCTCGAGTGCCAAGAATGGGGTGATCTTCAACGCGGAAGCGTCCAACACCAGGTCCCACTACTTCTTCAAGTTTGGCGTGACCGGTTACTTTACCTATGCCTTCTAGCTCAATCTCGAAGGTAAATATGCCGCCCATCTCAGCCCAGTTGCCGAGTCGATCTCGCAACTGGACACGCCAGAATCCTTCGTTTGCACCTTCACCGTCGGCACTAGGGATGTCCGCGGCTACTATAGCTAGGGGCTGAGAAGGATTTAGGATTCGACTACCAGCACCTAAGATATTTCTCAGGTAGTCGGACATAGGCTATCGAATACCTAGCGACGACTCTAGCTGCCACTGCCACTTAGCGTGCATGTCAATGCGGCCAGCAATAAAGTCAGCGATACCTTGCTCGTTAACCGAGTCTGCAACAGTGAACGCAGATCGGTAGCAAGCTAGAGTGGAAGCATTAACGCGAGCCAGGGACTCAAGCATGGTTACAGCGCTTCCCGAAACTCGGTCTTCGCGGATGCAAGTAAGCTCCATGAAGTCGCTTAGAAGGTAAGGCGAGTCAAAACCAATCTTGCGAACGTTCTCAGCAAGCGGGTCAACCGAACCATCAACATCTTCGTAGATCTCGGCAAAGAACTCGTGGAGCTGGGAAAACTCGATACCCTTAACGTTCCAGTGATAGCCCTGGGTGATGTGAAGCATGGTGACAACATCACCTAGCAAGTGGGTTAGCTTCTCAGCTAACACGATCGACTTCTCGTGCATTTGTTATACCTCTGGTTCTGCCAGCGGAACTGGCGGCTGTTCTGGAGTAACGGATGGTTCTGCTAGCGGGGTTGGCGGAGTAGCGGGAGCTGCAGCCGGAGCTGCACCTGGAGCTGCCGGTCCACCTTGAAGAAGCTGTTCGATATCGCCAGGCATCGGAGCCGGGTTGTTGGCCTGCGAAACATCGCGAACCAGCTGCATGATTTCTGGAGCAACAGCTGCAAGCATAGACTCGGTAAGGTCTGGAGTGATAGCACCCTTGCTGATGATCAGACGTAGGGCAAGCTCCTGAGGGGTAGGGGCATCCTGATCCGAGAATCCGTGAGCACGTCTCCAAGTCTCGTAAGACACTGCCATCTTGTCGAAACCTGCGTCTGCATCGGTTGCGCGGTCGTTGCGAGTAGCAACGTGGCTTGGGTCGTACCAAACGTGAACGCGGCGAACATCTGCCTCCGAGTATCCGTTGGCAATAAGGTATGGACGCAAGTACACAACAGTCAGAGCATCTGCAATGAGCAGCATCAGTGGTTCGATGTGTGCCTTATAAAGGCTCTCGTCAATCTGGAGGGCGTTCGAGTACTTGACGTTGGCCAGACCAGTAACGATGTCCTTAGGGACGTCTAGGCCCTGCATGATGCGTTCTAGTACACGGTCAGCACGCTGAACAAGCGACGCGTCGAATGAACGCTCAAACTTGAACTGCTTAATCTTGTCGCCAAGTTCTGCTGGACCACGAATGATAAGTGGAACCACAGCTGAAGCGGAGTCCTCGTCCTTAATAGGAGTGGTCATCGCATCAATGAGCTGGTCCTCGAAGTCATCAGCTGACTCTTCTGGGTTGTACTGCTCGTTGTAGTTGCCATTCTCGTCGTACGGGTAGTCTGGGTCTGGAGCAGCTGCAACCGACAAACCGTCAGGCAAGTACAAAGCACCCGCATTGAGGCGAGAACGGGCCGTAGAGCGGAAAGTACGGTTAAGTAGGAGCAATTCCGCACAGAGATCCAGAAGGCCGCGTAGCGAGCTGTCAGACTCTTGTGAGTAGCGTGGGTGGGCTTTCCAAAGGCGTCCGATAAACGCATCTGTTGGAAGCTTGATAGCACCCTTACCAGATGACATAGCTGAAGGAACACCACCACCAACTTCACGACGAGGTTGGATTACGTAGTTTCCCTTAGAGTCGATTTGAAGCTCGTCAACCGAACGGATATCCCATGACTCGGGTAGTCCTGAACCAAGACGCTCTGGAATCTGAACAAGGTAGCATTCGCCAGTAACCTGCAAGTTAAGAGCTGCATCCTTAAGTAGACCAGCTTGGCCTCCGTAAGCAGAGTCGAGACGGGCGATAGCACGCTTAGCTGCAGCAGCAAGCTGAGGATCAACAGTGTTTGAGTTGTCTACTGAAACTGGAGCCTGAGACGGATCGTCTACAACAGCTGCGTAAAGACGGATACGTGATACGACAGACGCCACAAGGTTAAACGCATATTTAATTTCACCAATTGAGTCATAGTACTCCCATGCTTCGGTCTGCCAGCTAGAAGAAGCTGACTGGCGGCGAGATTTAAAGATTTCGGCTTCGCCCTTGTCGCCAATCTTAATCTGAGCTGCAGCAGCTGTCAGTGGGCGAGGCGAGTTGTAGGCGGCTGGCTCGGCATAGACAACGCCAAACGAGTCAACAGAGATTCCAGGAGCAATTGACGTAGCAGTGCGAGGAGCTGTAGCACGAACACCAGTGAACGCCGGGCGTGTAGGTTGCTCTGCTTTCTTTTTAAAAATTCCCAAGGGGACTCCTATGGACTAACGGTCCGATAATAGGCCAACAATTGCAGATATGGACAGTACTAATGATACCACAAATACTATCGTAGGGACGAGTAAGTGCAATAGAACGAAGACTAATGACACCCAAAAACCCGTACACCAGTTGCAAGTGAACAAATATCCGAATTTTGTGGTCGGAGGAAATCGATTCCAGATTTTTTCTCGAATTTCTTCAAAAATAGTGTCAGTTGTGATGATTCTAGTGACTCTAAACGCAGCTAAAGCTAAAACTAAGTAAGTAAACGCATCTACTGTCATTAGACGTCCTTAATTGAGTACAAAGTCTTGAATGGATTCCAAGCTCTTAGTCTAGACCCACATCCGCAGTTTGTGTCGCGCTGGACTGCAAACATTTTTCCGCCCTCTGTGACGAATCTGCTGATGTCATCCTTGATGAAGGTGGTGTAAGTCTCTTGAAAAACGATTTTTGCACCCTCTGGAGTGTCTACAGCGACCAGTAACTTCTTTTCGGTCGCAATTACACGAGCTCGATCGACAAAAAAACTGCCTTCACTCGGTGGATTGAGAGAAAGTAGCATAATATCGTCGATTAATCCAGCTGGAAGGGCTACAAGTTTGGCTGGAAACACGTCATAAATGATTTTCATCGGATTCTAAACACACTTCCGCCTCGATTACTACCAATTCCAGGGATTTTTCGGTCCGCAAGGCTCTTTGCACGGATTTTTCCACCCGAAAAGCCGGGTGGTGGCTTAATTAGGAGGGCAGTGAGGGCGTGAACCAGGGCATCCACGCGGTCAGGTGATTTTCCCTCACCTGGGACCCAAGAAATCATCTGAGACTCCAAATCAGCCAAAAAACCGACGTGATGGACGCGATTTTGCTCATATGCGAGGGTAATTGGCTCTGCACGGAGCTGTTTTCCCTGTTTTGAGTGTACTTCTAGCACTTTAATCGTCGGATCGATGGTATTAATGGCGTTTCTAACGAGTGCTCCACCCTGGTTTACCTCAGCAATGACTGGACAACCCCATTTTCGGGCCATTTTTACAACCTGATTGGCCCAAACGTCGGGCGAACCGTGGACAGAAGCGTCTTCGAGCACCCAGGCTTGGCGTTTATAGAGGTCGTGGTCAGCTGTAGAGCCAACAACAACAATTCCACACTCGTCGCGAGGGTTTTCGGCTACCGAAGGGTCGACTCCGATACAGCGTAGAGGCGTAGATTGCGGGTAAAAGCCTTCGCGACCAGATTCAATCATCTCTTCAGTCCAAAGAGCACCTTCCATGGCCTCAAGCATTTCACCGTAAAGTTCCTGGCGGGCAAGGGAAGTACCCTCGTAAACGCCAAGCATGGTGTCCAGATAGGAAGAAGATAGGTTTCCAGCGTTATCCATCGTCGAACCACGAGTGACTTTCACGATATCGCTCTTCATCGACTCTTCGATGAGCTTATAAAGCAGCGGAGTACGCTTCGGAGTGGTAGTTACCAGAATCTTCGGGTGAGCACCAAGACGAGTACCAACGCGTAAGTTGTCGAATGCGGTCATACCTGCAGCGTCAGGAGTTTGACGCCAGGCAGCAATCTCATCGCCCCAGGCGTGAGTGAACTGAGGTCCACGCAACGAGTCAGGCTCATCAGCAGTGAAGAGCGTAGCTGTGTTTCCGTTCGGCCAGGTTAGACGTCGCTTGGACGGCTCGTAGAGCGGACGCTCGCTTGGCGGGGTGACATTCAGGATCCCTGACTCACCTTCAACGATAACGTCACGAACGTCGGCCGCGGTACGAGCAACCAGACCGAAACGACGTTGGCCCGTATTGGTATAGCGAGCCTGTTCACGAACCCACTCAGAAGCAAGGCGAGTCTTACCGAAACCACGTCCGGCAAGAACAAGCCAAATGTTCCAGTCTCCTGGCGGAGCCTGCTGCTCTGGGCGACCCCAGACGGACCAGTCCCAAAGGAGAACCTCAGGGTCCATTCCGGATAGTGCTTCGAGCCGCTCTTCTGGTGAGAGAAGAGCAATTTGCTCCATGATGCTTTTTCCCATAGGGCTAGTTTACCCTACTTTACTTTAAGCGGTTCTCTTCAACGATCGGAGTGTAGACCTTCGAGGTTGCAGTTAGCGGCTCTTTGTAGCCGTAGCGGACAAGGCGGAAGCGTAGAGCACCGTGCGTAACACCTAGACGCTTTGCCAGGCGGTACAGGGTTACACCTTCAACAACGTGAGCGTGGTTGAGTAGGGCGGTGTATTCCTCTGCTTCGGCGCGATACTTTTTGCCGTTCGAGCGGACCTGCTGAGCGTAAGGCTGAAGCTCGAGCAGACGCTTGAGTGTGTCTGGGTGTGGCTCCACGTAAACGGGCTTTGGACGCTCTGGCT